TGAAAAAAGGAAGCGGATAGCTCAGAAAAAAAGTCTTGGTCAACCTGCGGGTAAGCCAAGGAGAGTTCAATCAGCAACAAGGAGAAAAAACAAATGATTAGTCCAAGAAAGAAGATGGGAATGGTTAAAAGAATGAATAAGGGCGGTGCCATTAAGAAAATGAATAAAGGCGGTGCCATTAAGAAAATGAATAAAGGTGGCAAATTAAAAATGAAAAACGGTGGGACAGCCATGACTATAGCATCAGCCAAGGCGTTGCTAAAGAAAAACGGTTTTACTGTAACGAAGACAAAGAAAAAGAAGTAATGAATGGCTTATTTACAAAGCAACATCCCACACTTCAAGTGTTGGGTGCGGAGAGAGTATACTCACAATCACGAGAAATATCATGGGGAATTTCTACACGCTATGGCGATTGCAGTTACAACCATGCCGAACAGATGTTTAAGTTTTCAAGTAATCTTCACGGGTTGTGAAGCAGAGGATGAAAATGAACCTAACGTACACGGTGGAGCGATGTGGGCAAGAATGCCTATAACAGCTTTGGTTGGTGACTTCGATTTTGAAGGATGGCCCGATCCCATGCCTACATATGCAGCACAGCCTTGGGATTGTGCCTCACACCATCATGCCGTATATACTTTGGATAGGGCAACACCTTGTCCCTGGTTAGCAAAGGTTGGAAGTAGTTTTTATCCTGCAAAATATTTGTTTACAGTGGATTACACTGATAGTGAGATAGCGGATGATCCCGCACAACACAAGCAAAGTCATGTGTTGCAGTTATTAGATGCAGAACAATATACGGGAAATATCGTGGCTTTACCCAACAATCGTGTAAGGGTAACACACCCCGCATGGTTTGAGACGGGGGAGGGTCCTCCAGACTTTAAGCCATCGCAACATGTGCATTACTCAAAGTCCGATCTTGATTATGTATTGGACGTAAACCAAATTTTTGATAATATGTACGCAAAGAATGAAGAGGACGAGTAAATGGCAACATCCAGTTCGAGAGATTTTGATCTTGACGTAGCTGAAATAATTGAAGAAGCGTATGAACGGTGTGGATTAGAAGTTCGTACTGGCTATGACGCTAAGTCAGCAAGACGATCTCTCAACCTTATGTTTGCGGATTGGGCAAACAGAGGTCTTAATCTTTGGACGGTAACACAAGCCACACAATCCCTTACCTCTGGTACTTCGACGTACACATTTACAAATAACTTTACTGATTTATTAGATGTGGTCGTTAGAGATTCAAACAGTACCGATTTTTCTATCACAAGAATATCTAGAAGTGAGTACCTTAATATTCCTAATAAAACGACTACGGGTCGTCCAAGTCAGTTCTTCTTTGATAGACAAGTAACGCCTACGATAAATCTATGGCCCACACCAAATTCATCCGACTTCACCTTGGTATACTACTTTGTTAACAGAATACAAGATGCTGATACTCTTCAGAATACAACAGACGCTCCTTTTCGGTTTCTGCCTTGTATGGTGGCAGGTCTGGCGTATTATACATCATTAAAAAAATCTCCTGAAAGAACACAATTATTGAAAGTTGTGTATGAAGAGGAGTTTCAGAGAGCAGCCGACGAAGATGAAGATAGAGTCTCGTTAAAGTTACAACCTAGTATTCAGTACTTGAGGACATAATGCCTAGATACGCATCAAATAAACGAGCATATGGACTTTCAGATAGGTCTGGCTTTCGTTATCGCTTACGAGACATGCGTATAGAATGGAATGGTTCTTTGGTGGGAAAGGACGAGTATGAAGCGAAACATCCTCAGTTAGATCCTTCTAGAATTATTGCTGATCCTCAAGCGTTAAGAATATCTCGACCCGATACATCTGAAGAAACGACTGCGTTTGTGGTCTATACAAACTCTGGTGATGGGATTATAGGTTTTAAAATGGACACTTTTGAGGCTACAACTAGCCTTGGAACGGTTACGGTGACAACATCATGAGCTTTACATTTGCGACATTAAAAACAGCGATACAAGATTATTCAGAAAACTCTGAAACTACTTTCACAAATCATCTTTCTGATTTCATAAAAGGAGCAGAAGAGCGTATATTCAAGACCGTTGATTTAGAGTTTTTTAGAAAGAATGTAACAGCAGCCACCACGTCTAGTAATAGATTCCTTGCTGTCCCAAGTGATTACCTAGCCTCTTTCAGCCTGTCCATTACGAGTTCAAGTAACAAGAGCTTCTTAATGCAAAAAGACGTGAATTATGTTGAAGAGTATAATCCTAATTCATCAACAACTGGGTTGCCTCAATACTATGCCGTTTTTGATGTAGAAAATTTTATCTTAGCTCCCACTCCAGATCAAGCATACTCTGTAGAACTTCATTATTATTACAGACCGAACAGCTTAACGGCAGGATCAGATTCTGGCACCACCTGGTTAAGTACAAATGCTCCTTTTGCCATGTTGTACGGTAGTTTGATTGAAGCGTATACCTTTATGAAAGGGGAGCCAGATGTAATGAAGCTGTATAACGATAGATTCGTGGAATCATTACTAAGACTAAAAGAGTATGGAGAAGCTCGTGAAAATGCTGATGCATACAGAAGAGGATTACCAGAAAGGCCCAGAACATAATGCTTATGGAAATGAAAAAAGAACCAATTGTTGAGATACATACTACGGATAATCGAGGTTTTACCCCAGAAGAAGTGGCGAAGAGATGTGTAGATAAAATTGTTGAAGTAGGAGACAGTGCTCCTCCCGTCATACGCGACCAGGCGAGAGCGTTCAAGGATCACTTAGAGAAAGTTATAGCGTTTTACATGAAAGAGGCTATAAATTCTGATAGGGTAACAGTGTATAATGCAATCAAGGATGCGGGGCATGATAAGCTCGCAGAACATATTATAAGGAGAATGTAATGGCTTTTTCTGGTAACGCACTCTGCTCCACGTTTAAGAAGGAGTTATTAGAGGGCACACATAACTTTGCAAATGGTGGGAACTCTTTCAAGTTAGCTTTGTTTACCAACTCACAGGCGGGTAATAACGGACTAGGGGGAACAAGCACTGATATGGATGCTACGGTAACTCTTTACCATAGTGACTCTAGCAATGAGGTAGCTAATTCTGGGGATTACGTTCAAGGAGGGACAGCACTAGCTAGTCAAGCAGTAAGTGGTTCCCAAACACAAACAACTGCTTTTGTTGACTTTGCCGATCATACTTATGGTTCTGCCACGATTACAGCAAGAGGAGCATTGATATATAACGACACGAACAGTGACAAAGCTGTGTGTATTTTAGATTTTGGATCAGACAAGTCCTCTTCTTCTGGTAACTTTACAATAGTGTTCCCAAGTGCAAGCACAAGTGCTGCAATTATAAGGATAGCATAATGGCATTAAAAATTGCGGATAGAGTACGAGAAACAACTACCACCACTGGAACGGGGACTATAAATCTTGGCGGTGCTGTGACAAACTTTGAAACTTTTGCTGCAAATCTTTCTAATTCTGACACAACATACTACGCGATTGTAGATAATACTAATGGTGCTTTTGAGGTTGGTCTAGGGACGTTCTCAACTGGATCTCCAAACACTTTGGCTCGAACCACACCGATAGCAAGCTCAAACAGCAATAGTGCTGTTAACTTTGGAGTGGGAACCAAAGATGTGTTCATAACTACTCCTGCATCTAAAATGGCATTTTTGAATGCAAGTGGTTCTTTAATATCGTCTGGTGGCACATCCTTAATGGAAGTTGCAAATGATACCACTCCTCAGTTGGGAGGCAACCTTGATACCAACAGCCACAATATACTCATAGATGATGCCCACTTTATCGCAGATGAAAACGGTAATGAGCAGATAATATTTCAAACTACATCTTCTGCTGTTAATCAGCTTGACGTAACAAACGCTGCTACAGGTAGTGGACCTACTATATCTTCTACTGGAGGTGACACAAACATTAACCTTAACCTGACACCTAAAGGCTCTGGTGTTGTTCTAATTGATGGTCAAGTAGGAATTGAAGCAGGTATTATTGACCTAAAAAATAGTGGCAGTACTGTTTCTAAAATACTATTTTATTGTGAAAGTTCTAATGCTCACGCACAAACACTCATAGGTGCTCCTCACTCTGAGACTGCTTCAAATACTCTTACGTTACCAAGTACAGGTGGTAACTCTCGTCTAGTATCAACAGCATCGACTGCAACACTAACAAACAAGTCAATCGACTCTGATAACAACACTATTACAAATATTGTAAACGCAGACATCAAGTCTAGTGCAGCTATAGCAGATACTAAACTTGCAACCATAAGCACAGCAGGTAAAGTGGCTCTAAGTGCATTGGAAATAGACGGTGCATCTGAAATGGGTGCAGCTCTTGCTGATGCAGATTTATTAATTGTAGATGATGGAGCGGGTGGCACAGAGAAATCTATGTTGGCATCTAGAATACCAACTTATGTATTTAGTAAAGTAAGTGGTGATGCTACTGTAGCATCTAATGGTGCGTTAACTATCGCAGCTCAAGCTGTAGAAAATTCTATGTTGGCAGATGATGCTGTGGGAGCAGATGAATTAGCTGCGAATGCTGTAGTTAATGCTAGTGTAGCTTCAGGTGCTGCTATTGAATTTAGCAAGATGGAAAATCTTACAGCATCAAGAGCATTAGTATCAGATGGTAGTGGTGATGTATCAGCAGCAACTACAACTTCAACAGAGATAGGTTATGTAAATGGTGTAACATCAGCAATACAAACACAGTTGGATGCAAAGGCAACTAAAGGCTTCGCTACAGCTATGGCTATAGCATTATGATTGGAGAATAGATGGCACAAGATTTTGAGAATACTATAACAAAAGACATAGATGCGAGTCTAGCAGACATAAGAGCAACAGCAGACTCAGACGACGCTATTGTAGGTATTAGACTAGCAAACACATCTGCCACTACCTCAATAACTGTAGATGTAGCTATAACAAACAATGGTGGAGATGTTCAAGCATATATAATAAAAAACGCACCAATTCCTGTTGGCTCAAGTTTAGAGTTAATAGATGGTGGAAGCAAAATAGTATTAATGTCTGGTCATAAACTACAAGCAAAGTCTAGTGCAACGAATACTTTAGACGTTGTAGTTTCTGCTGTTGATGCAATCAGTACATAGGAGTAACAATGCCATACATAGGGAACAACCTAGCCACACAGTTCCAAGCGTTTGCCACACAAACCATAACAGGTGACGGTAGCACAGGCTATACTCTTGATAAAGCAGTAGCAAACGGCAAAGAGCTTCTCGTGTACATCAACAACGTAAAACAGGAAGAAGGCTCTGGTAAGTCTTACACAGCCACTGGTACGACAATTACATTCTCTGCAGCAGTAGCAAGTACAGACTCTTGTTATCTTGTATATTTGGGTTCTGCCATACAGACAGTTACAGCACCTGACGGAAGTGTTGGGTCATCACAAATATCTAGTGCAGACCTTGTTCTACCAAAGACAGTGACCATAGGTAGTGCAGTAGCAGAAGATACTAAGCTTGTGTTTGATGGTAATGCCCAAGACTTTCACATAGGGTTAGACGATAGTGCAGATAGCTTAACAATAGGTCTTGGCTCTACACTAGGCACTACATCACATATGGTGATTAATGCTACTGGTGCAATCAATAAGCCATTGCAACCTGCGTTTTTAGTAAAACCTGCTTCCACTCAATCAAATGTTGCTGTTAATGCCACCACAACTATCATTTTTGGGACAGAAATATTTGACCAAAACGGTGACTTTGCATCTAATACATTTACTGCACCAGTAACAGGCAGATATCAAATGAATGTTAATCTAATGACGCAACAAGTAAACACAAGCTACTCTTATCTTGATATACAGTTAGTAACATCTAATAGAACATATCTTTATTCTATTACACCAGACCACTTTATTGATACAGCTAATTGTGCATTACACCATTCAATGAGTGTCTTAGTTGATATGGATGCAAGTGATACAGCTAACGTTAAAATAGACATACCAAATACAGGGTCTGCACAATTAGATGCACATGAATATAGTACTTTTTCAGGCTATCTAGTAGCCTAATATGCCAATGCGAAACAACATACATTAAAGGAGGTAACAATGGCAAATCATACTAAATCAGTGGTCTTAACAGACCTACAACAACAAATACTATCTAACGACTTGTATACAGATACAGACAACGCAGGGTTGGACGCATGGATACAAGCTGCAGTAGACGGTAAAATAAACAACTGTTGGAAGAGGATGCAGAGAGAGTGGACAGATAAGTTGATGAACGACTCATCTTTCACCGACCCAATCCCATCTAACCAAGCTGACTTTGTAAAACTCGTTCTTGCACGAAGTGACTACAAGAACCGTAAAGCAAGAGAT